GGTATAAGACACTATGAAGAAAATTTATTGAATGAAATTATGAAAGAACATAAACCTTTATTTGATTCATTAATGGGGTTAGTTAATTAGCCACAATTCAAAAATATTGAAAGTGTTAATAAAAGGAAATTTTTAAAGATTTAAAAAAATATTAAAATGAGGTTAAAGGAAGTTAAATATATGAAGATGTGGTTTTTTCCTTTTTGGAAAATACCACTCAGAATGGTGCTATTGAAATTATAGTGAAAGTAATTTGAAGGAGGTAGAACATGAATTTTAATGTAACTTTAGATAATGAACAAATTAATGAAATTGCTTGTGTAACAGCAGATAAAGTTTTAGAAACTGTTAAATATCAAAAAAATAAAGATGATTGGTATGAAAATGAAATAAAGGAACTTAAACTTAAAATTACAAAACGAGATAGTATGCTAGTTGAGAAAGATTTGTGCATAGAAAGATTAATAAAAAGAATAAAAACATTAAGAACTCAGTTAAATGAGAAGTCTTAAATAAGTTACAATTCAAATAGTATATGAAGGGAGTTTAAATTATGGAATATATAAAAGAAGTTAATATAAATGAGGCAGTAGTTCATATATTGGACAACAATAGTGAGGAGCCAGTGTTAAATGAATATAAATTAAGATTGGATGATGAATGTTATAAATATATATTAAAACATATAGATAAATGTCTAAAGGATGAAGAATTAAAATATGCAAAATTTAATGAAGATAAAAATGTAGTAAAAGAAATTTCACAGGAATATTTAAATGGTCAAAATGATTTATTAGATGTTTCTAAAGAACTGGCTAGACAACTTTTTATATTGATGAAAGGTAATGATAATATATCTTCTTGTGATTTAATGATAGTTTCTATATCAACAGAATATGGTCCAATGTTAGCTATATTAAAAATGGATTATGTTAAAAATTATATTCATGTAGTGGATATGGTAGAAAATAAGGTGGGTATAGATATAGTACCAGAGTTTACAGGATTGCCTGCTAGTGCTCAAAAGATACAAAAATGTGCATTTATAAAACCTATAAGAGAAGAGCAAGAGTTCAATCTAATGGTTATAGATAAACAGAAGAAAATAAAAACTAGTGAAGAATATGGTTCAAATTATTTTATAAATAAATATTTGGGGTGCTGCATAGTAGAGAATGAAAGAGATGCTACAAAGAATTTTGTACAAGCTACGGAAAAATGGGTTAAAACTAACCTAAATGAAAATGCAGATACATCAGAAAAAATAATAAGAACAGTAAATAAGCTATTAAAAGAAGAAGATATCATAGATATAAATAAGATTTCTAATAATATATTTGGAGAAAATTCAGATGTTAAATTAAATTATGAAGGATTTATTACAGAACAAGGTATAAAAGAAAAAATAGATGTAGACAAAGAATGGGTAGATAAAAAATTTAAAAGAATAAGATTAAAGATAGATAGAGACATAGATTTGTATATAGATAAAGAATCCTATCATGATGATTCAAGGTTTGAGGTAAAAAGAGTAGGGGATGGATCAGTAAATATAATAATTAAAAATGTTTATAATTATATGCAAAAGATAAGTGGAAAATAATAATATAAATTAAAACTAAATAGGTGTAAGGATTAAAATGTATATTCTTGCACCTTAACTGTATTAGTATATTAGAACCATATTACAGTTAGGAGAGATGTTATGAAAATTGAGCCAGGATATATTAACTTTGGGAATCAAATAGATATATTTAACTTAATTAAATATATGAATAAAGAAAAAGAAATTAATAGGTCTTTAAAAAAAAATCAAGAAAAAGAAATGGAAACAGAAAAATAGAACAGACCAGAAGAAATACTAAATAACAAAAAAATAAAAAGAGAGCTAGTTAGTTTGGACAACCAGTTAGCTCTCTTAAAAATAAACTACTAGAGATATTGTAACATTAGTGTATCTCGGTGGCAATATAGGAGGAAAATTTATGTGTAGTACAAGTAAAGACGAAGTTGTAATTAAATTAGTTGGGAAGCTGTCTTTGGAGTTCTCAAATATAGACCAATTAAAAGTTAGGCAATTAGTTGAAGAAGTGCTTTATAAATATGATATATTGCCACAAGAAAATGCATTAATGACAAGTGATATAGAAGAAAAAATAGCAATATATTTAGCAGCTAAGAAATTGGATGGATTGAGTTTAAAAACATTAAAGAATTATAAATATAATTTAGTAATATTTGCAGATTATTTAAGAAAACCATTGGCAACGATAAATGCAATGGATCTAAGAATGTTTTTAGCTGTTAGATGTAAGAAGATGAAAGCAAGTTCAATAAATGGTCAAATATCTATATTGAAAAGTTTTTTCGGATGGTTGCATATGGAAGAATATATACCAAAGAATCCAAGCTTAAAATTAAAGCAGACTAAGCAACCTAAAAGAGTACGTCATGCATTAAATCAGGAAGAATTAGAATTGTTAAGACAAGCTTGTAACACTAATAGAGAAAAGGCTTTGCTAGAATTTTTAATTTCTACTGGCTGTAGACTTAGTGAAGTAGTAGGAATTGATAAAAATGATATAGATTGGAATGAAATGAGTTTACATGTTATAGGTAAGGGAAATAAAGAGAGAAAAGTATATTTTGATGTTAAAACTAAAATACTGCTAAAAAAATACTTAGCAATAAGGAATGATATAACTCCAGCTTTATTTGTAGCTAGCAAAGGAACTCATGCAAGATTAGGTGGAAGGTCTATACAAAGAGAAATTAAAAAAATTGCAAAGAGAGTAGGGACAGAAAAGTCAATATATCCACATTTGTTTAGACATAGTTTCGCAACTGGAAAAATTAATAGTGGTATGCCTCTTCCGGTGCTACAGCACATTATGGGGCATGAAAATCCAGCAACGACACAAATTTATGCTGAGCTAAGTGAAGAAAATATAAAGCATGAATATAAAAAAATATCTTAAGGGGTGTAACTATGGTTAAGATGAGAGGAAAAACAAAAATACTTGTATTGCCGTACAGAAATTTCAAACATAGAATTAGACTTACAAAAAGATATGAAAAAGATTATAGCATAGAGAACATGAATGGTTATTTATATATGGTTAGGAGGAACAAATGTGTTTAAGAGAGGAGAGTATTCAATCAAAGAGGAAAACTTCATAAAAGACAATTATTTAAAAATGAGCAATAAACAGCTTGCTAAAGAATTAAATAGAAATATTCAATCTATTAGTAATAAATTAATATCCTTAGGTTTATATAGATTTGATTTTAATAAAAAATTATCAATATCCACTCCAGATGAAGGGACCATTAAAATAAAAAATAAGTTTAAAGTTGATAAAAGACAAGCAAAATTAATCTATAAAAACTGGAGAAAAAATTATATAAAAAGTAGGGTGATATAAAATGCTAGAAACTATATTGGGAACTATAGCTATAGTTAGTGTGACTATGTTAATAGCAATTAGAAAAGTTAAGAAAGATAAGAATGTTTTATGTAATTACAATTGTGAAAATTGTAGAGAGCAAGATGTGTGTTGTATAAAAAAGGAGGGTAAGAATGAAAGAAACTTATAAAAATTTATTAGAGCTGATTAAAATAAATGAAAACATAAAGCATAATTGTGAAAGCAATTTAAGATTAATAGAGAGATTCTTATTAAAACAAGGGCCAAAAGGGTTTTCTAGCGGTACAAGTTATTTAGATGCTGATTGTATTCACGGGAGCAAAGGGGAAATGCATGTAGAAGACTATGGGAAACTAATGAATGAGTGCGAAAAACTTACAAATATGATTTTTTTACAAGATAGTATTTTGAAAGGACTTTATGAAACCAAAAAAAACATAGATAAAAAATTAAAGAATCTAGAGGGGATTAAGTATGACGTAGCTTACCTGAAGTTAGTTGAAGGATATAGTATACATGCTATAGCCAGAAAGCTAAACATAAGTGAGAGCTATGCAATGAAAATAAGTGCTAAAATATAAGAGTGTAGTTTTTGTGAAGTTTTATTATGAAAAAGTGTGTTAAGATAGTAGTATAGAAAAAGCAGGGACTTATCGTACAAGGCAACTGCGAAAATAAAAAAATAAACATATTGTGTATGTACTAAAAGCACTTAAGGAGTATAAGCCTTAGGTGCTTTTTATTTGTGAAGGGAGTGAGGATATGCTAAGTGTTTATACAAGTTATATATGTTGTAATTGTAAAAAAGAATTTGTTTTATTATCAGATAACATAGAAATGTTTAGAGGATATTTAGTATGTCCTTACTGCTCAAGTAGAAAAATTAAAAAGCAAAAAATAACAGACAGCCTAAAGGAATGTATGCAAGAGAAAGCTTATAAAAGAGTACATGGAGCAATAAGGCAGGTGACAAGATAAATGAATTTTGTCGAGCCTATTCGTGACAAGCAAAAAGTAAGAGATATCCAAGAATACTTAAAGCAAACTAATCCAAGAGATTATATTATGTTTATAACTGGAGTTTACACAGGCCTTAGAATCTCAGATATATTAAAACTTAAAGTTAAAGATGTAAAAAATAAAGAGAGGATATATCTAAGAGAAAAAAAGACTAGTAAACAAAATATTATAGAATTGAATAAGCTTTTAATAAAAGAATATGAATGGTTCTGCATAAATTTAGAAGACTATGAGTATCTAATAAAAAGCAGAGAAGGTATCAATAAGCCTTTAAGCAGAGTAAGAGCTTATGAAATTATTAGACAAGTTGGAAAAGATTTTGAAGTTGAGAATCTAGGGACGCATACAATGAGGAAAACTTTTGGATATCATTATTATAAAAAAACAAAAGATATTGGGACACTAATGAATATGTTTAATCATAGTGCACCTAGTATTACTCTAAAGTATATTGGTATAAGCCAAGACACTATGAATAAAGCTAGAAGAGAATTCAATATTTGATGTTGGATTTATTTTTTTTATCTTAATAGCTTAACACAATGAGAGTATGTTAAATTGATTTGTATATAAGGATATCAAAGCATTGAAAAATAAATACTTTAGAGGTATAAGAACAGTTTAACAGAATATTAGATATGTTTGACTTAGAAAGGAGATTAGTTATGGAAACATATTGTGATAAAGGATGTAAGAAGAAGTTTGAAATAAAAGAATTCAAAGAAAGAAAACTTAAAGATGGAGTAATAGAAACTTATTTTAAATGTCCTAAGTGTGGCGAAAAGTATATCTGTTTTTACACAGATAAGGAGATAAGACTATTACAATCTAAGTTAAGAAGTAAATGGAGTAAAGCTTCAAGAGAAGATATAGAACAATTGCAGGGAAAAGTTAAAGTTAAAATGGATATATTAAAAAGTAAAATGTTAGGTGTTCAGTAGAATATTTTTTATTTAATAGTATAAGGAGGTTGTTGTTGTAATGTTAGATTATAGAATAATAACTAAAGAAGAGTATAAAAAGATAAGATTAAATAGTGTTAGTGCTTCAAGCATATGTAAGAGAATGATTAAAGAAATAGATAAGAATTGGGATAGGCTAAGGAAAGGATATGAATTTGTTATAGCAGCAGGTAAAGAAGAACAGCTTATGTTTTATGGTGTAGAGTATTTCAATGAACATGTATTGAATGGCAAAGATAACTCAAAGGATTTGACTTTAAAACTAAAGCTAGATACAACAGAGGTTGAGGACAAATTAAATAAAATAGAAAAGAAGTTAGAGGGAATAAATAGTTTGGATGTAGCAAAAAGATTATCAAACGCAGCATTGAAAAGTGCAGAGGCTACAGCAGAGCTAGAGGAAGCTTTTAATAATATTAAGAAAGTAGTAGTAAACAACACATATAATAATGTCTATAAAGAAGACAAGGAAAGTGAAGAATAAGGAGGGAACTATGTTGGATAAGGTTGGAGAGAATAAAGAGATAAGAGCATTAAAGAAGCTAAGAGATAGTATAGACGGACTTATAACATTATATGAAAAGGATAAAGATGAAACAACCGAGGAAGAAATAGGAGATGCATTAGGTAAGTTTATGGTAGCAGTAATAAGTATAGAGGCTTTAAAGTAATGGCACAGCGTAGCTTAAGACCTTGTAAGCAACGTGGATGTATAGAGCTAACAAGAGATATAACAGGTTATTGTGATAATCACATACACATAGTAGAAGAGAGACAACAACAAAGAAATAAATACTATGATAAGCATATAAGACATAGCAAGGATAAGAAGTATACTAAGTTTTATCATAGTAATGAGTGGGGAGAATTAAGAGAAGACGTTTTAAGAACTTATAATGGTGTAGATATATATTCGTACTATATAGATAATAGAGTAGTAATTGCAAATACAGCACATCATATTATAGAGTTAAAAGAGGATTGGAATAAAAGATTAGATAAAGACAATATTTTTCCTTTAACAGATGCTAATCACAAAAAGATACACTCACTATATATGAAGGATAAAAAAGGAACTCAAGAACTACTTAGAGAGCTACTAGAAAGATTTAGAAAACAATTTGGTATATCCCCCCCTCTAACGGAGAATAACTATCAACTAGAAAAGACCGACGGAGTAGATTCTCTCGCAAAAAATTCCCTAAATGAAATTTTCAAAAATAAGAATTATGCTATATGTGTGGTGGCGGAATAGGTAGACGTAGGTATCTCTTAACGCGGTCGGCTCGACAGTGAAGCACAGACATGAGTTGAAGCAGCTGTTATGTAAGGTGCAAATCCTTACCCATATTATATTAGCATGTAGAGCAGGTAATTAACTATTTATTTAAAATAAATAGGGAGGTGAGAAGGATAGCAAGGCCAAGGCAACCTACCGATTTACTTTTAGTAAAAGGTAAAAAGCATTTAACTAAAGCTGAAATAGAAGATAGAAAAAGCAAAGAAGTTAAAGCTCCAAGTGATAAGGTCAAAGCACCTTCTTACTTGCCAGCTGATTTAAAAAAAGAATTTAATAAGATAGCCAAGGAACTAAAAGAGATTGGTATTATTACTAATCTTGATATAGATGCCTTGGCTCGTTTTATTATAGCGAAGAAAATGTATTTAGAACTTACTAAGCAGATACTTGAAAAACCAGAATTGATGATAGTAGATAAAGATATAGTAACAACACAGGATAAATTATTTAAACAATGCAGAGTGTCTGCAAGTGATTTGGGATTAACTATAAGTAGTAGGTGCAAGTTAGTTGTACCTAAAAAAGAGGACAAGAAGGAGCTAACAGAAGAGGAAAAACTTTTCGGTGGTAAAGTGTGAGTGAGTTTGCTCAACTATTTACTAGAATTTATAATTATTCTTTAGATATTGTAGAGAAAAAAATAAAAGCTTGTAAAAAACATAGGCAAGCTTGCCAAAGGTTCCTGGATGATTTAGAAAAAAGTAAAGAGGACGATTATCCTTTTTATTTTGATTATGAGGAACTTTATAACTTTTTTAAATGGTCTGGTATGTTTAAACATAGAGTTGGAATTCTTAAAGGTCAAAATATTGATCTTGTAGATTTTCAACTCTTTTTAATTGGAAACATATTTTGTTGGAAAGAGAAAGAAACAGGCTATAGAAGGTTTAGAAAAGTATATATTCAGCTTGCTAGAAAAAATGCAAAATCTCAATTGCTAGCATTAATAACTAGCTATGAGTGTTTCTTATCTGATGAACAACAGGAATGTTATATAAGTGGTTGGACTAAAAAACAATCGAAAATAGTTTACAAAGAAATGAAATTCCAACTAGAAGGTAATGACTTTTTAAAAGGTAAATGGAAAGAAAGTTATGGTGTTATTACACATTTAAAGAGTGGTTCCATCATAGAACCTTTATCTAAAGAAGCTAAAAATAACGGTGATGGTGATAACCCAAGTCTTGGTATATGTGACGAATACCATCAACATAAGACTGATGAAATATATGAATCTATTCTTTCTGGTATGGGTGCTAGAACAGAGCCACTTATGGTTATTATAACTACTGCAGGAGTGGATTTAAATAGTCCTTGTTATAAGGAATATCAATATGTTAGTAAAATACTTGATCCTAACTTAAAAGATATTACGAATGATGAATATTTTGTAATGATTTGTGAACTAGATTCTAAAGATGATATAAAAGATGAAAGTAATTGGATTAAAGCAAATCCTATTTTAGCCACATATCCTTTAGGTTTAAGAAAAATAAGAAGTGAATTAAAAGCAGCGCTTGATGCTCCTGAAAAGATGACTAAGTTTAAAACTAAGTATATGGATATTTGGGTAAATGCTAGAGAGAATGGCTACATGAACATGACAAAGTGGTCTGAATGTGAAAATAACAAATTATCTTTAGCAGATTTTGAAGGTGAGGAGTGTGTTGGAGGCTTAGACTTATCAACTAAGCTTGATTTGACTTCTATAGCTTTTGAATTTAAAAGGAATGGCAAGTATTATCCATTTCAGCACTCTTTTATACCACAGGAAGCCTATGATAGAAGATTAAACGAAGGTAAATATCCTTTTGATTTATGGAAAGAGCAAGGACATTTAACTGTAACACCAGGAGCAGTAATAGACTATGCTTTTGTTAAACAATGGATACAAGAACAGGAACAAAAATGCAATCTAAAAATTAAAGAGATAGGATATGACCCTTACAACGCTACACAGTTTGTACAAGAGATGGAACAGGAAGGTTATGTAATGGTTGAAGTTAGGCAGGGACCATTCACATTAAATGAACCTACTAAAGACTTTAGAGACCAGGTATATGATAAAAAGTTAGAACATAGTGGAGATGGACTTTTAACTTGGGCGATAGGCAATGCAGTTACCAAACAAAATGCACAAGAATTTATTATGCTAGATAAAGCAAAATCTAGTGAAAAGATAGACCCTGCAGCTGCAGTAATAAATGCACATGTAAGAGGAATGGTTATATTAGATGATGGATCAGGAGATATATTTTATAGTCCAGATATATAGGAGGGAGGTGGAAAATTGGGAATATGGAATAAGATAAAAAGTTTAATTAAAGCACCATTCAAAACTAATATTGTAAGAGATTACAGAGAAGGTTTTAGCTTTTTTAATACTGACTTAGCAACAAATGAAACTATATTCTCGGCAGTGTCATTATTAAGTAATACAATGGGTAGTTTGCCTCTTAAACTTTATAAAAATTATGAAATAACTAAACCAGGAGATAATGATTTATCTAGAATGATAGAATATAACCCTACTTCATATATGACTATGCTACAGTGGGTTAGATGTATGGAAACTTTAAAAAATACTAAGGGCAACTCATATGCTATAAAAGAATATGATTATATGCATCAACCTATAAAAATGCATATTTTAAACCCTAATTTCGTTACTCCTATAATAGAAAAAGGTACTAAGGAACTTTGGTATGAGATTAGGGATGAAGATGGTTTAATGTATGTGCATAATTCTCATATAATACATTTTAGCCACATTTCTGTTAATGGCTATAAAGGTATTAACCCATTAGATGTTTTAAGGAATACCATAGATTATGACAGAGAAATTAAAGAATTTAGTTTAAATCAGATGAAAAATGGATTAAAGGCAAATATAGTTATTAAATTAGCAGCTAAATTAAATAAAGATGCTATGAATGAGTATACAGAGATGATAGGAAGGTTTCAAAAGAATGGAATTTTATTTGTAGACCAGGGCAAAGAATTTCAAGAGTTAAAGAATAGTTCATTTATAGATCCTAAAGTTTTCGATGTAGAAAATATAACTATTGCTAGGGTAGCCAGGGTATATAATATACCACTTCATAAACTTTTAGCTGAAAAACAAGGTTATTCTAGTGCTGAACAAGCAGATTTGGAATATATAAAAGATACTATTTTACCTGTTATAAGGCAGTATGAAGAAGAATTAAATAAAAAATTGCTTACAGAACAACAAAGAAACGAGGGATACTCCTTTAAGTTTAATCTGAATGGTTTAGCCAGGGCAGATATGAAAACTAGGGGAGATTTTTATTTTAAAGGTATTAGGAGTGCTTGGTTTACACCTAATGAAATAAGAGCTTTGGAAGAAATGCAACCGATAAAAGGTGGGGATCAATTATTTGTATCAAGGGATTTGATTCCAATAGATAAAATTGACTTATTGTTACAACAAAAAAATAACAACACAGAACCGAAAAGATAAGATTCTTTTTTATTACATTGAAAGGGGGTGAGAATATGAATAAAGTCTTAGAATTTAAAAATAAAAACAAACAAACTGGAAAAGAAGAAGTAGTAGGAACTATGGAAATTAAAAATCAAACAGAAGAAAAAGCAGAGCTTTATTTTTATGGGGATATTTGTTCAAGCACTTGGGGATGTTGGGAAGAAGAAGATAAATGTCCACAGGATGTATCTAATTTTTTAAAAGAAATTGATAATAATAAAGATTTAGATATTTATATAAATTCTGGTGGAGGTTCAGTATTCGCGGGATTGGCAATATATCATCAATTAAAGAGACATAATGGTTTTAAAACTGTTCATGTAGATGGATTAGCAGCAAGTATAACGAGTGTAATAGCACTAGTAGGAGATAAAGTTATAATTCCTGCCCCAGCACAATTTATGATTCATAAACCCTGGACTATTGCTTTAGGAAATGCAAATGAATTCAGAAAGCAAGCTAATGATTTAGATATAGCAGAAGAAAGCATTTTAAAAATATATGAAGCTAATTTAAATGAAGGTGTAAATATTGAAACAATTAAACAATTAATGGCTGATGAAACATGGATGACAGGTGAAAAGGCAGCAGAATATTTCAATATTGAAGTTGAGGAAACACAAGAATTGGTAGCTTGTACTTCTCAATATTTTAATGAATATAAGAATATGCCTAAAAATCTATTTGCGAAGTCAATAAAACCAAAACAACCAGAAAATAAAGACAATTTTATTAAAGATGAAGAAATAGAGGCTCTTATAGCAAGAGTAAATAATACTTTAAAATTTGAGGAGGAAAGAATATATGAATAGATATCAATTAGAACAAATGTTAGCAGGAATAGGCCAGGACTTAAAAGCAAATACTGAAAAGCTAACAACAATGTATGCTGATGCAAAGACTACTTTAGAATCAAGGAATGAGCAAAAAAATACTGTTAAGGATTTAGAGGAAAGATTTGCAGGCATTAAAGCGCAGATAGAAGAAATGGACAGACAGGCAGAGGAAAAATTTAAAAATAAAAATATTACAGGAGATACAGAAAAAGAAAAAGTAGTTAATGCTAAGGCTGAATTAATTAGAGCAACAATGGCAAATAAACCTGTGGGTGTAGAAATAAAAGCGGCTTTAGGAGATGGCAATAGTTCTGGTGGAGAAAAAATATTACCACGAACTATGACAAATGAATTATTACATGAACCTTTTGTTAAGAATCCACTAAGAGATGTTTCAGTATTTACGAATATTACAAATTTAGAGGTACCTAGAATTGATTTTACTCTAGATGATGATGAATTTATTAAAGATACCGAAACAGCTAAAGAACTGGGAGTTAAAACTCCCACAGTACAATTTGGCAGATATAAATTTAAAGTATTCTCTAGTTTATCTGAAACAATTTTAAGAGGTACTAATACTAATTTAGTACAAACTGTTGATGCCGCATTAGAAAGTGGATTAGCTGCTAAAGAGAAAAAAGTAGCATTTACTAAAACACCTAAGAGTGGAGAAGAACATATGTCTTTCTATAGCCAACAAAATAATATAAAAATAATAGAAGGTGAAAATTTATATAAAGCTATTAAAGGAGCCTTAGCAGATCTAGAGGACGATTACGCAGAAAATGCTACAATAAGCATGACTAGAAAAGACTATTATGATATTATAGAAACTTTAGCTAATGGGAATGCAACATTGTATGGGGCACAACCAGAACAGGTATTAGGAGCACCAGTTAAGTTCTGCGACAAAGCAGTTGATCCAGTTATCGGAGACTTTAGATATTCCCATTTTAACTACGACTTAGATATGCTATATGATAGAGATAAGAATGTTAGAACAGGCATGGAAGATTTCGTTCTAACAGCATGGATTGACCATCAAATCAAGCTAAAGTCTGCGTTTAGAATAGCTAAGGTGAAAACTCCCTAGTGAGCCCCCAAAAGAAATGATGGGGGAAGAAAATACAGAACCCATAACATATGAAAAACAAGAATTAGAATCTATGACAGTAGAGCAATTAAAATCTATAGCTAAAGATAAGAATATAGTTGGATATTCCAGTATGAATAAAGCTGATTTAATAACAGCAATATTGACACCTTAGAGGAGGTGTTATTTTTATGCAATTAGATGAATTAAAAGAATATTTAAGAGTAGAGGGAGAAGATGAAGATACAACTTTATCTTCTCTTTTGCTTGCAGCTAAATCATATATAAAAAATGGCACTGGACTAGAAGAAGACATGATAAAAAGTGATGAAATAAAAGAATTATATAATCTTTGTTTAAAAATACTTATAAGCCACTGGTACGAGAATAGAGTTATCGAAACTACAGGACCTAACTTCCATAAACTTAGTTTTAGCGTGGACTCCATTTTGATTCAGCTGGAAGCTGAATATTTAAAAATTAAAAGGAGTGAGATGGATGGATCCAGGCAAACTTAATAAAAAAATAAAATTCGTAGTTATGGAGGATGGCACAGATGATGATGGGTATCCAATAAAAGATGAAAAGCTTATTCGAGATTGTTGGGCAAGCGTAAGAGGACTTAAAGGTAGAACATTTTATGCTGCAGCTCAAACCCAAAGTGAAAATAATAAGATCTTCAAGTGTAGATACTTCAAAGGGCTTACAGAAGACATGTTAATTAAATACGATAAAAAGCTTTATACTATTGAATCTATAAATGATATTGAAGAAAGGCATATTGAATATGAAATACATGCAAGCGTGGTGAGTTCTAGTGGCTAGTATGGAATTAGATGGAATGGATAACTTAATTAGAAAAATAGAGGATATGGGTAAAGCAGGGGTAAGGATAGAAAATGCTGCATTAAAAAAAGCTGGAGAATTAATTGTGGAAGAGGCTAAAAATAATGTTCCAGTTAGAAAAGGAAAACTTAAAGAAGGTTTAAAAGTGTCTGGTGTTCGTAAAAAAAATGGTAATAAGTTTGTTCTTGCGGGTATTCAGAAAGGAGATAATAGCAAGATATTTTATGGCAAATTCTTAGAGTTTGGTACAAGCAAAATGAAAGCACAACCATTTATGGGTCCTGCGTACGAGAGCAAAAAAGAAGAAGCAAAAGAAGTAATAAAGCAAGAATTAAGAAATGCTTTAAATTTAAGATAAAAGTTTAGCTAAGATAAGGTATTTCTATATTAAAAGAAAGAGGGTGGTGATTTTGTGAGTATAAACAAGTTAATAATAGATACATTAAATTCCCTAGGTGTTCCAACCAGATTTCAGACGTACGAGGGAAAAGAAGAGACATATATAACTTTCTTCTGTTATAACGAGCAGGGAGAGCGTTTTGCAGACGATACAGAAATTGCTACAGGGCTTTATATGCAAGTAGACATATGGAGCAAAGGGAATATAGAAAAATTAAAAGAAGATACAGTAAAATTATTAAAAGCAAATGGATTTGTTAAAAGAACAATCCATGATGGACCATATGAACCCGATACAGGAATATTCCACAAAGTATTGAGGTTCTTTTATTATGTAAAAAATGAGGAGGAATAGATAATATGGCTTTAAAAGGATTAAGAGGATTTAGGTTTGTACCTTTAACAAAAGATAGTGAAACAGATTTAGAATATGAAGAAATACAAAAAATAATAGGAGCAATAAATACAAAAATTAAACCTAAAGTTAATTCAGCGGAACTATATGGGGATGATCAACTTTTAGAAACTGCTTCTTCACTTGGAGGAATAGATGTAGATATAGATGTAACAGAATTGCCTTTAGAACAAAGAGCAATTATTCTTGGAAATAAATTTTTAAATGGGATATTAATAGAGAATAAAGGAGATACTCCTCCAGATATAGCATTCGGATTTATAGCTGCCAAAAGTGGTGGGGGAGATAGAATGGTTTGGCTTACTAAAGGAAAGGCAGAACCTATAGAAGAAGAAGGAAAAACTCAAGGGGATAAAATAGACTTCCAGACACAAAAGCTTAAATTTAAGTTTATGCCAAGAATTCATGATGGCCATCACAAATTTACAGCTGATACTGATTTAGAAGGAGCGCCAACAGAAGAAGAATTCTTCTCTATAGATTTTCTTAAAACAGGAAAGAAACCAGTAAAAGTAGGGGCTTAATGCTCTTGCTTATTTTAATTTAGGAGGGAATTAGAATGACAATAACATTATTGATAGATGGGAAAGAAAAAATTTTTAATGCACCTTTTGTGAGTACAAGAAGATTAAAAGAAACTTTGGTTTTAAGTGAGAAAATATATAATGGAATTAATATTGAAACAATAGATGAAGTAGCAGAACATTTAGTTGAGATATACGGGAACCAATTTACTACAGACGAGCTATTTGATGGCTTCCCAGCGAATGAATTTGCCAATAAAGCAATAGAAGATATGCAAAGGGTGTTAGGTAACTTTGAGGATAAAGTAAAAAACTAACTAGTGGAGAAGGAGAAGGTAGTTCTCTTACTCCACAAGAATTTATTTTAGATTTATATAGCAATCTATTAGAGCAAAAATGGACTATGATTGATATAGATAATATGGATATATTCTATTACTTTGATGTATTAGCTTATAGAGATAAAACTATTGATAGTAAAACAGGGAAAAGAAAAGAGGAAGATGTTTATATAGACCAGATTGGTTGGTTATAGAGCTTAGATTAATTTCTAGGCTCTTTTTATTTTGCAAGAAAGGAGGTAAATAAATGGCAGAAGATGTAGGAAGTTTGGTTGTCCGTGTGGCAATGGAAAATTCCGATTTTGAAAGAGGAATACAGAATTTAAATCGTTCAATGCGATTGATTCAAAGTGAATTTAAAAATGCAACTGTAGGGCTAAAGGACCATGGACAAGGTTTGGATGGACTTAAATCTAAGCAAGAAATGTTATCTAAAACTATAGAATTGCAAACAGAAAAAGTAGCAAAATATAGAACTAAAGTAAAAGAAAGTGAAGAAACATTAAATGATAACATCAAGGTGCATACGAAGTTAAAAGAAAATGTGGATAATGCGAAAAAAGCTTGGGAAGATTCTGAGAAGAGTTTAGGCAAAAATGCAGAAGAAACAAAAAAACTAAAATCAGAATATGAAAAACTTGATAAACAGTATGCGGATAATGAAGAGAAAATAAGAAACAACGTACGAGCAATAGATAATTGGAATGTAAAGACGAATAGTGCTGAAGCTAAACTAAAAGATCTAAAAAATTCTTTATCTAGTACAAGCAAGGAAATAGATAAGCAAAGTAATAAATGGGTACAGGCTAGCAATAAATTAAAAAATAATTCTGAAAAATTTGAGAATACTGGAAAAAAGATAACTGATGTAGGAAAAGGTATAAGTAAGTTATCGCTTCCTATCGCAGCAGTTGGTATTGGAAGTGCAAAAGCGGCAATAGACTTTGAAAGTGCTTTTGCAGGAGTGAAAAAGACAGTAGATGGGACTAAAGAGCAGTTTGCAAACTTAGAAAAAGGTATAAGAAGTACAAGCAAAGTAATGCCTCAATCCGCAACAGAGATTGCAGGTGTTGCAGAAGCAGCTGGGCAACTAGGTATAAAGACAGATAACATACTAGGATTTACTAAGTCTATGGTAATGCTAGGCGATTCTACAAATATGTCTAGCGAAACAGCAGCAACCGCACTTGCAAGATTTGCAAATATAACTCAGATGAGTCAGAAGGACTTTTCCAAATTGGGTTCTGTAATAGTTCACTTAGGGAATAACTTAGCTACAACAGAGAGTGAAATTGTTGAAATGGGCTTAAGACTTGCTGGAGCAGGAAAACAGATAGGTCTTACAGAAGGACAGATTTTAGGATTATCAGGAGCTTTTAGTTCAGTTGGTATAGAAGCTGAAATGGGTGGTTCAGCCATTAGTAAAGTAATGGTTAAAATGCAAGCAGCAGCAACAATAGGAAGTGACAAGGCTAAGGAACTTGAAAAATCAACAGGGATGACTATAAGGCAACTGGAACTAATGGCTTCAAACCAAGGTAAAGCTTTTAAGGAAGTAGCGGACTCCCTTAACATGACTACTGGAGAGATGAACTCAATAATAAAGAGCTCTAAAGAATTGGACAACTTTGGTAAAATAGCAGGTATGACGGGAGAACAATTCAAACAAGCATTTGAAAAAGATGCAGCTACTGCGCTTATTGCATTTATAAAAGGACTCGGAAATGCAGAAAATGTTGGGTCATCTGCAATAGAAATGCTGGAAGAAATGGGAATAAAAGAGGTAAGGCTTAGAGACAGTTTACTTAGAGCAGCAAATGCAGGCACCTTATTAGAAGACTCTATTAACATGGGAACCAAGGCTTGGGGAGAAAACGTTGCTTTAACCAACGAAGCGAACCAACGCTACGAAACAACAGAAAGTAAACTAAAAATGGCTAAAAATCAAATAACAGATGCGGGTATAACCATAGGTAAGAATCTATTGCCAGCTATAAGAGATATAGCTGTTAGTGTGGCAGGAATGACGGAAAAATTCTCTAATCTAAGCCCAGAAATGCAAAAAGGTATTGTTAAATTTGGTGCATTTGTAGCAATTACAGGCCCTGCTATAGTAGGAGTAGGAAAATTAGCAACTGGATTTGGAAGTATTTTAAGCGCTGGAAGTAAAGTAGCTGGAATAATGGGGAAAGTAAGCCTCGCTACAAAAGGAGCAGAAGCAGCTACTACTACAGCAAGTGTAGCTACAGGACTAGCTGGTAAAGGTATTACTGCAATGGGGTTAGCTGCAAAAGCAGGAGCATTGCTTCTAAACCCTTGGGTATTGGGAATTGGTGCTGCAACAGTTGCTGGAGTAGCATTATATAAACACTTACAAAAAGATGCAGTACCAAGCATAGATTTGTTTGCAACTAAAACTGAACAAACAGTGCAAAGGGTTAAAGCTGCAAATGGGCAAATGGTAACTGTTTATGGACAAACTACTACTAAAATTTCAGAGGGAACTAAAAAATCAGTTGGAGCTTATATGGAATTAGATAAGAAAGCGAGTGGATCTTTAACAAATTTAGTAGCAAATTCTGATAAGTTCACTAAACAAGCTAAAGACAAAGTGATAAAAAATTTCACAGATATGAGTAAAAAATCTAGTAAGCTTTCAAATGAGCAAAAAAATACAATGACAACCAATTTTAAAAAATTAGTTACTGATACAGGAGTACTAACTAAAAAAAATAAAGATGAAATAATAAAACAATATACTGCAATGGTAAATGGAACCAAGGGCCTTACCAAAAAGCATAAGGATCAAACAATAAAAGAGTTTGCAGACACTTTAAATAAAAGTACTGCAATTACCAAGCAACAATCATCAGATTTACAAAAAATATATAAAGATATGGGAGATAAAATTAAGGTTGGCCTAGACAAAAAGAAAACAGATGAATTAAAAAGCCAACAAGAATTTTTCAGCAAAAGTAATGTCCTTACTACTACGGAAGAGGCAAAAATATTACAAACAACTGCAACCAGTTGGGAAAACAAGAAGAAAACAATAAATGGCTTACAAAATCAAATTAATTCTATTATTCAAAATGCTGCAAATCATCATAAGCAGCTAACAGAAGATGAAGTAAAAACAATAGATTCATTACAACAACAAATGAAAGAAAATGCAGTTAAAACACTAAGCGCATCCGAAGTGGAACAAAAGGTAATAATGGAAAGATTGAAATCTTACAATGGAAGAATAACCGCTGAGCAAGCGAGCGAAGTTATAAAAAATGCAGAGAAACAAAAACAAAGTACTATTGATAAAGCTAATCAACAGTATGATGGAACTGTGAAAAATATAATAAAGCTTCGTGATGAAAGCAAAGTTATATCTGCGGCCACTGCAGATAAAATGATTAAAGAGGCAGAGCGACAACGAAAGGAAAGTATTGATAAAGCAGAAAATCAAAAGAAAGAAGTAGTAAAAAAAATAACATCTATGAATAAAGATATTGGAGAAAGTGTAGACACTACTAGTGGAAATATGTTAACCACTTGGGATAAATTAAAAAAATGGTGGGATGGATGGAAGCCAGATTCTAAACAATTCAGCTATACATTAAGAGGTTCAGAAAGAGAAGCTGTACAGAAAAAAGAAGGTGGCAAAGCATATGCAACTGGTACAACTAACGCTACTCGTGGCTGGAACTTAGTCGGGGAAGAAGGTCCCGAGTTGCTTTGGTTCGATGGTGGAGAAACAGTTCTAAATAACAGAGACACTCTTAACTTGTTTAATAAATTAGATAATAAAATTGGCTATGCAACATCTAGAGAATGGGGAGTTAATCTTTCACAAGGCTTAGCAGATGGAATAAATAATAGCCGAAAATTAGTACATGATTCTATATTAGAAACAGCAAATGGAATAAATTTAAAAACAAGAAAAACACTTGGTATAAATTCTCCTTCAAGGGTCATGCAAGAACTGGGGAAATTCTCAAGTGAAGGTTTAGCCTTAGGTATATTGGAAAACAAAGATAAAGTAGAAAGCGCAGTTAATTTGGCAGCACAAGTTATAAAGGATGTTACAGAAAATAAGCTAGACGATATACAAGTAAAGGTAAATACAAATGATAAAGAAATAAAAGATAGAGTGACAAGACAGCTAAATTGGGGTGTTTATAATAAAGATGAATACCAGAAATATTTAAACTTTGTAGATAAACTCAATAAAGAAGAAGTAGAAAAGTCAAAGGAATTTTTAAAAGAAGATTACGAAAATAGGGTAAAAAATGTAGAGGATAGATTAAGAGTACTTAAAAATGAAAATAGCATAGAGCTACAAACGGAACGAGCTAGAGTAGATCAAGAAATAGCTCATTATCAAAATCTACAAAGGAATACTAAAGATAAAAACGCTAAAAAGAATTATGCTAATCAAATAGCAAGCTTAAGACAATACCAAAAACAAGTCTTAAACACTACTAAAGCTAATCAGAAAGCACAGGTAGATAGCCTTGAGCGTTCTAAGCGAGCATTAAAAGAATACTATGATGATGGAATTAAATTATTAGACAAGAGAGAAAAAGAAGTTAAAAAGTCATTGAAAATTGAAGAAAATGCATTTAAAGATTTAATGATTACTTATGATACAGCAATTAAATCTCTAAAAGTTAAAACAGGAGATCTAGTAAAAGATTTGAAAAATCAAGAGGCTATAGTTGTAGTACAGAGTAAAAAAGTAGAAGACTTAAGAAAGCGTTATGAGGATTTAGCTTATACTTTGGGAATTGCAGCAGAAGAAACAGTAAAGGCTAGGGAAGAATTTGAAAATGCTAGAGTAGAATTAGAAAATATGGCTAATGCAGTAAAGGATGCAGCTAAGAACTTGTCAGATTATATAGATAAGTTTAAGCAGGATATCGCTAATGCATTGAAAGAAAGATATGAAGATGAACTAAAACTACAAGAGGAATCTATAAATAGTCAAATTCAAAATTTGGAAAAGTGGAAAGATGAAAGTATAAAAAGAATAGATGATGTATATGACGCTAAAATCAAGGCTATAGAAGAACAGCTAGAAGAAGAAGACAAAGCTGATAAAGATGCAGAAGAAATGAAGAAAATAAACTCCTTAAAGAGTGCTATTGATTTTGAGCATAATGAGTTTAATAAAGCTGAAATGCAGCAAGAACTTAATAATCTCCTTAAAGAAAGAGAGAAAAGATTACACAGAGAACAGTTAGAAGAACAGAAGAAAAAGCTAGAAAAAGAAAAAGAAGATAAGCTACAAAATATTAATTCTATATATGAAAGTAATAAGAAAAGCTTGGAGAAACAGTTAGAAGATTATAGAGCATTCTGTGAAAAAAGAACTCAAGACGCAGTTCTTCAAGCACAAGCTGAAAAAATGATTATGGATAACAATCAGAAGGAGATAGTAGAGTTACTACATTCTTATAGCAAAGAATACGAGTACGCTGGACAAACACTAGGACAAAAACTAGTTGATGGATTTAGTCCAAAAATTCAAGAAATTAAGGATATGATAGCAAGTATAACTGCTGAAATAAATGGAGCAAGGCAAAATGCTTTAGATTTAAGTAGAAGTGTTAGCAGCGTTACTACAAATAGTAGTGTAACTAATAATAGAAATAATACATTTAATGTATATGCTTCCAACAATAATGGAGGTAGTAGAAGTATAGAAAGTGAACTAAGAAGTTTAACTTTTTCTATGGCATAAGGAGGGAGGATTAGAGTTGCAAAAATTAATATATAGAAATTCTAAAGGACAAGAAGTAACTTTAAGTAACTCTCGTCCTTTTGTTTTGGAAAAAATAGAAAATGTAGCTAATACAGCAACTAGTATAAATACATCTATAAGTGCTGGACAAGATGGAGTTAGTATAGATAATATATCTATTAAAGAAAAATTATTACCTATAACAGGAGGAATAGTAGATAATAATTTCGAGGATATAGATAGGAAAAGAGAATATTTAACAAGTATATTTAATCCTAAGTTTAATGGAGAACTCGTTTATACAAATAATGCAACAAGTAGAAAAATTAAAGGAAGAGTGCAGGATATAACCTTTCAAGATAAAGTGGGATCTATTCAAAAATTTTTAATTCAGATTTTAGTTCCTGACCCATTCTGGATGGATATATACACTAAGAAAGAGGAAGTTGCACTTTGGGTCAGCGATTTTGAATTCCCATTAGAAATACCAGAAGATACAGGTATAGAAATGGGGCATAGAGTTAGTAATCTAATTGTTAATATAAATAATACTGGAGCTGTTCCTTGCGGAATGAGAATACAATTTAAGGCATTAGCAACAGTAATAAATCCAAGTCTCTTTAACGTTAACACTAGAGAATTTATAAAAATCAATAAAACACTTAACGCAGGAGATGTTTTGGAATGTACCACAGAGTTTAGTAACAAAAGAATAGAACTTGTAAAAAATAATGGAGTTAAGCAGAATGTATTTAATTGGATTGATTTAGACTCGGAGTTCTTACAGCTAGAAGTGGGGGATAACTTGTTTAGATATGATGCGGAAAGTGGTATAGATAATTTAGAAGTGGCCATATATTACACGCCATTATATTTGGGGGTGTAGATTATTAAGACAGTTAAAATATTAGATAAGGATATAAATCTTCTAGGGATTATAGATAACTATGAAAGTTTTTCTATAACTAGAAGGTTTTTTGAATGTGGAGAATTTGAATTTAAAATTAATTCTAATAAACTTCATACAGATAAATTAGTAAAAAATAACTTGATTCTTTTAGGAAAAGATTATAACAAAGTGGGTGTAATATTACACAGGGAATTTGTGTATGGAGAAGAGGGACAAGAAACAGAGACACTTCTAATAAAAGGTGTAACGCTTCAAGGATTAAGTAAGAGAAGAATTATAATACCTGATACAGGGCAAGAATTTGATAGCTGTATCGGGTATCAAGAAACTATCATGAAATATTTCATAGACAGAAACTGTGTTAATCCAATAGATTTGAATAGGAAAATAGATAATTTGGTTATAGCAGTGGATAAAAAACGTGGTGAGGATGATAGATGGAGAGGAGCGTATGAAAATTTAGACGAGAAGTTAAAAGAAATAGGAGAGTACAGTAAGCTTGGTTGGAATATTGTGCTAGATCATAAGAGTAAAAAATTTATCTTTGATGTAATGCAAGGGAGAGATTTAACGATTAACCAAGATAGCAACCCCCCTGTTATTTTCAGAAACGATTTTAATAACATAAAGACTAGACATTATACAGAAAGCATTATTAATAGTAGAAATTCCCTTTATATTGGAAGCAAAGAAAAGTTAGTTTTAAACCTTGGTGATATAACTGGATTTGAAAGAATGGAAACATTTTTAGATAGTACATCAGAAGAAATAGATGATATAAAAAAAGAAGGTTTAGTTAAGCTTGAAGAAATTAAGGAATTAAAAACATTTGAACTAGAAATTAATCCAAACAATACATTTGTGTACGAAAAAGACTATGATTTAGGGGATATAGTTACTATCCAGGATAAGAAATTAAAAGTAACTATGGATAGTAGAATTGTAGAAGCACAGGAAGTGTACAGTAATGATAGTATGAAACTTAAAGCTACTTTTGGTACAAGAATACCAAGTTTACTTGCTGTGTTAAAAAGGATGGTGAAATAAGAAGTAATGGAAAAGAGCTTTGTATTTAACAGTGTAAACGGAGATAGAAGGTATAAAGCGGAAGATTTTAGAGAATATTTTGCAAGTTTCATAAGCAATGGAGTGTTCCCTAATCCAAGCAATAATCTGCAAGTTATAGCTAATAATGATATGACTATAACAATTAAAGCCGGTAAGGGGTGGATTAATGGAGCAATTTATATTAACACAGATGATTATATTTTAAATATAGACGTAGCAGATGGTGTATTAAATAGAATAGATAAAGTTGTATTAAGAATGGATACAGCTGAAAGAAAAATATATTCTTATGTAAAAAAAGGACAATTTGCAAGTTCTCCAACCGCCCCAACACTTCAACGTGATGCAGATGCATATGAGATAGCATTAGCAGATGTGGCTGTTAATAAAGGTGCTATTAGTATTACACAGGCTAATATAACAGATCTAAGACTTGATAAAAACTTATGCGGCATAGTGCATGGAACTGTAGATCAAATAGATGTTACAACTCTATTTAATCAATACAGTACAAGGTTTAAAATAAAATCAGAAGAATTTGAAAAAGAATTTGAAGATTGGCTTAAAACTTTAAAGGATGTTTTAGGGGAGGATACAGCAGGTAATCTATTAAACTTAATAACTAAAAATACTGAAAGTATAAATAATATTAAGTCGGATTTGGCTGATATTACGAAGGATAGTTATCCAATAGTAGAAGCTACTGGAACTAATGCATATGTCGGATCTATTGATAAAATTACTAGTTTAAAAAAGGGAACTAGATTTACATTATTTATTGGTAATAATGCAACAGGAAACTGTACTATAAATATAAATAATTATGGTGCTAAAAATGTTAAAGATCCTTTCGGTAAAATAGTAAATAATTTAAAATCGAATATACCATACAATCTTTGCTACAATGGCGTGGATTTTATATTACAGGGTAAAGGAGGTGGTGGAAATCTTCAACCTAATCAAGCTTTAGCTGGATACACATTTACTAATGACAATGGTCCACAAGTTGGAGTAGGAGATCCTAACTTAAAGCCAGAAAATATATTAAATGGTAAAACTATATTCGGTGTTCAAGGGATTGTAAAACGTATAGAGGATATACCAGATTATTTATTAAATTCTCCAGGTGATACCCATGTTGCTGTAACAAAAGATTATATATGGACTAGAAAAGGATCGAAAAATGGAGCCGCATATGCTTTTGATATAAATGGTACCCTTAAAAAAACGGTTATACGTGGTGGTAGTGAGAATTTTTTTGCTGCTAGTGATTATCATATGCTATGGTGTTGGGATGGCTCAGTGTCTAATTTTTATTTGACTGATTTAGAAGGTTCAAAAATTACATCTATATTATCATCGGATTATTCTGATGTAGGAGCGATTAACTCGAGCACACGTCGCTTTTTTATAGTAACTGGGAGCTGGTTAAAAGTCTATAATTTCGATGGTACACTATTAGGTGAATCCTCAGTTACAAAAAATACTCAAATTATAGCGATAGTACCAACATCAAAAGGGGCATATTTTTGCACTGGTGGAGGTATTGCAATATTTGTTACAAATAGTGGGGAGCAAAAGGAAACAACATATGTATCAGCATTATTTTCAAACATATTTCAATAATGAAAATTTATAAAGGAGAAGTTCATTATGTTTTATTATAAACTAGTTAATGTTAGACAAGAAAACGGAGTATACGATTATAAGGAATTGGATATAGATTTATTTTATAAAGGTTATCAAGTATATCCATTTAATATGAGAGAAAATAATATGTGTTTAGTTGCAAGTTCTGAAAATATACCATCTAATGGCGATTTAGAACAATTAATAGAAAAAGAATATTTTCAATTAAAAAATATGATAGAAGAAGAAAATAATACGATTGTTTCAAAACAAGAATATAAAACGCAAGAAGAAAGAATAGAAAAATTAGAAGATGATATAACTGTTTTACAAAATAGTCTTGTGGAAGAACAATATAATGAATTAATGAAAGGGGTTAAATAAATATGTTATATGAAATATTAAAAAGTTTAATAGGAAAAAATGCTTTTGAAAAGGAGGATATGACAAATAAGCTAAATGTATTTTATACATTCAATCAATTGTCTGTAAAGGAATATGCGGAGCTCATAGGAGAAGTTGATCCAACTAAAAAAGAAGAAAGTCAAGAAACAGAAGTTACGCAATAGATAAATTTTATGTACATTTATACTTATTAGTGTGTATTGATGTGTATTTATAATTTATAGTATGTATTGTATAATTTCCCAGAGGGGGATTATATATGACAACTATAAGAAAAAATATTACACTGGATCCTAAAGTGTATGAAGATTTTTGCAAGATAGCTGAGAAAAAAGGAATAAGAATGTCAACTTGGATCAATGCAAAGATGAAAGAATTTATAGAGGAAGAAGAGGAAAATGCGCATAAATAGTAAGGAGGAATTTATATCATGGAAAAATATTTAGTAATTGGTTTTGCTAATGAACAAAAAGATATTATAAAATCACACCCGATAATTAATGAAAATGAAATAGAATTTAATACTTGTATAACTGTAGATACTGATTTTTTTAAGACGAAAGTACAAAACAAAGAATCTTATAATGAAGTGTATTTTATTATCAAAAAATATAATAACAAAAATTGCTTTATTGAAATTACACAAGATAATTTAGATGAAATACTTGATACTCTACCTATTAAATAAAAATTTATATACAAGCTATAAGGCACTTAATAGAGTGTCTTTTTTAGTTCGCAATAGTAAGTATTTATAGATATGAATACTTACAAATAGCTATAAATAAAGGTTTGTGAGTATAAATGGATATAATTGGTAATCGATAAATAAAGCGACATAACAAAATAAATTTATAAAGGCAAAGTAGGGACCATATAGGTCTTTTTATTTTGCCTATTTTTAATTACTGGAGGGTGACATGGAAAATGAAATAATTAAAATGGTTGCTAGTCAAGGAGCGTTTGCGATATTTTTTGCTTACCTTCTTTTTTATGTTTTAAAAGAAAACTCTAAGCGTGAGGGAAAATACCAAGAGATTATATCAGATTTAACACAAAAATTTAATCTTCTGGATGATGTTAAGAGAAGTGTAGATAAAATAGAGAATAAGCTGGAGGGATAGTATGGATAGGGTATTAAGAAAAGTAACCAGTGCTAGATGGCTTATAGCGGTAATAATGACTATAGTATTTGCTATATTAGCAATTAAAAATACATTAAATACAGAATTTATAACCATTTATACAATGGTTGTTGCATTTTATTTTAGTAAGGATAGAAAAGAGCAAGACAAATAGTTTTGTTCTTTTTAATTTTAAGGAGGTTATAAGATGGCTAAAGGAATAGATATTTCAATGCACAATGGTTCTATAAACTTTGGAGCAGTAAAAAGTGCTGGCGTTAGTGCAGTTATTATAAAAGCTACAGAAGGAGTGCAATATATAGACCCATTTTTAAATCAGCACTATCAAGGCGCTAAGGCTCAAAATCTTAATATAGGATTCTATCATTTCATGTCCGAAAAAACAGATCCATCACAACAGGCTATAGATTTTTGGAACGCTATAAAAGGAAAACAATTTAATATTATTCCTACATTAGATATAGAAACTAATAATCAAGGAAGAAGCCAAAGTCAAATATCAGATAGATGTATTCAATTTTTATTAAAGTTTAAAAGTTTAAGCGGATATAATTGTATGGTTTATACTGGAGGGTTTTTCGGTAGAGATAATTTAGATAGTAGAGTTAAAAAATATCCAGGATGGATAGCTCATTATGGTGTAGATAAACCTATGACAACAGGATTTAACGTTGTAGGACACCAATATACAGAAGATGGTCATATAAATGGTGTAAATACTAGAGTGGACATGAACAATTTTACAGATGGAATATTTATAGGCTCTAAAAATACCATTCAAGAAACTAAGGAAATGAAAATACAAAAAATGCTTGTTACAATAGGTTATCCTATAGGTTCTAGTAGTATATATGGAATTATAGGTAATGGAACTATTACAGCTATAAAAGCATTTCAGAGAGATTGTAATTTAACTGTAGACGGTATAGTAGGAACTAATACATTAGATAGATTAACTAAAGAATATAATAAAAAATTAGGGATTAAACCAACTCAAAAGGAGGAATATGATATGGATAAAATAATTTTATATTTTGGAGATATGGATGCACTTTCTGCTTTATTAATAAGTCAAAAATATGGTTGTCCAATAATGAGAGAAAGCGATTTTAATAATAAAAAATTAAAAGCTAAAGAAATAATTAAAATAGGTGGTCCTAACGGAACAGCAACTGGAGTAAATAGATGGGATACATTTAAAGCAGCAGGAAAATTAGTATAAATAAAAAGATGGTAGTTTCTTAAGTGGAACTGCCATCTTTTTTTTATTTTTGTATAAAAAATTTTAAAATAATTTATGTTTAAAGCTAATATAAAATAATTTAATAAAAAATTTGAATAATATAATGTAATAAGGCTAAAATATAAATACAATGTAAAACAATTTAATAAAATTTATAAATCAATTATGTATATAACCACTTTGAAGTGGTTATTATATCAATATAAAACAATTTGTTAAAGATAAAGAACGATATAGGATAAGTATACCGTTCCTAAAAATAAAGACTTAATTTAATTTTAAAGGCAATATAAAAATATATACATATCCTTTAAAATTAAAATTTATTGTAACCAGTAATATAATTGAAACAAATAAAACCAAAATTAAAAGATTCTTTTTTAATGGGATCTTTTTATTTATATTCATAAATTCACTCCTTTCGTTATTAATTGTTTCCAAATTTAAAATAATATATTCTAATATTAATATGTAATAATTGTATAACTAAATAAAGGAATTTTAACCCCACTCCTAGAATACTCACATATACTGGAATGGGGTGGTATATGTGAGTATAAAAAATAAATTACTAGATATTAGACTAGAAATGGGCTATAAATTTCAAAAAGATTTTGCTGAATTCTTAGGAATAAGCCCATACCAATATAACCGATATGAAAAAAATGTATCTCAGCCAAGTGTAGAAATTTTATATAATATTTCTAAAAAAATAAATAAAAAAATAGAAGATATAATTGAAGTGGAAGAAAGCTAACACTTCTTTTTTTATTTCTATAATTAACTAAATAGTTAATTATTTTAAGTGGACAGGCAATATTTATGTAATGCTTGCATATAGTAGAAGTAAAGTAAGCATAAGGAGGATGTAAATATTGTTACGAATTGGCGTAAGTTTTAAACAAACAACTAGAGATCTAAAATTATATACTTATGTGAAAAGCCTAGAAGAAAAAAGTGATTTTATAAAAGATGCAATAGAATATTATAAAAAGCATTTGGAAACATCAATTAGGGAGTAATCCCTATTTTACATATAACTAAAGAAAAAAGTTATATGAATAACAAAAGAGAGGATGTTTTTTAAATGAAAAAACTAACAGATTTACTAGCGGCTTTAGTTGCTATAGGATTTTGTGCATTTATTATTCTAGGCATAAGTTTTATTGCAAGGGAGGTTGGACTAAATCCTAATTTTGTATTGTCTTTAACAATTCTCTTTAGCATTCCAACAATAGCTACTTTTAGTTGGTTTATATTTTGTACTATATTTAAACCTAACAAAAGAAAACAAATAACAGCAGAACAGATATTTTATAAACAAAAAGTATATCCAATATATTTAGAAACTAGGAATTACTTTAGAATTGCATTACAGAATAAAATGCTTACAAGAAAAGAGTTATTAGAATTTAAAGGAATACTACAACATGCATTAAAAGGTAATCTAAAAACTTATTATGGTCAAAAATTTGAAAATGATGCACATGAGATCTATACAAAATTAAAAAGCCACCATATCTGTGAGAAAGATATGATAGCTTTAAGGGATTATGTTATGCCTTACGCTATTGCAGCTACAACATATAATGCACAAATTCCAACTGCTCAAAAACCACATTTAAGAGTAGTTAAATAAGTAACCAAACTTATTTTTAAAATGAGATTGAGAATATTACAAATAAACAACCATATTTATTTTTTATTCTCTTTCTCTATCCTTGTTACATAATAGTTTAACCAGCTATTAATAATTTATACAGGAGGATTAGTTTATGGATTTATTTTGGGTCGATAAGACTATCTTAAAAACTATTTTAAGTTTAAATTACTACCAATTCTTTTTAATAAGCTTTGGTGGATTAATAGGTACTTTTCTTTATAGTGGAACTTTCAGCAATAAACAAGGTGGAAAGAGAAGATGATTACTGAATTTGCATTAGTAGGAGGATTAGCCTATGGATACAATTATATAATTAGCAGTAAAAGAAAAGTTAAAAAAATTATAAAAGATACACTAGAAAATAATAATTTGGATTATAAGGTTATTAATATAGATAACACGGAAAACGGATATAAAATAATAATAAGCCTTTATGGTGTAGGTTTTGAAAAGCTAGAAAATGCAAAAGATTTATTAGAAAGCAGTTTAGGAAGCTACGTAGAAATACAGCAAAACAAAAATCTTAAGACAGCTACAATATACGTTATAGAAGAAAAGTTAACAGATAGTTATAAATATACTCCAATTAAAGTTAAACCTTATGAATTATTCGTAGGCAAAACTTATACACTTAAAGATGTAGTATTAAATATGCGAGATTTACCACACTGCTTATTTAGTGGTATAAACTCGAGTGGTAAAACCTTATGCATGGTAACAGCTTTAGTTAATCTAATACACTTTAATAGCTCTAAGGATATAGAATTATTTTTGGCACAAGTAAGTGCTAAGAAAGACCTGAGAAAATTTAAGGATATAAAGCAATGTAGAGGATATGCAGATAACTTAGTTAAAGCATATGATATGTTTCAATATCTTTACCACACTATGGAAAAGCGAATATCTATGTTTAATAGCATTAAGAGTAAATATGTGGACGATATATATGAATGGAATAAAGCATTTCCAAAAAGGAAGATGCGTGTAATTTATTTGGCCATGGATGAATTTACTTCTTATATGCCAGATAGTTTAGATAGTAAAGAAGATGCAGAATTAAAAACTAAATGTTTGGATCTACTTGTAAAGTTAATACAACAGAGCAGATGTACTGGAATATATGTATTAGCAAGTTTGCAAAGACCAGACAAAGAATCCCTCCCTCCGCGTTTAAAGGCACAGTTTAATTGTAAAGTTAGCTTTAAACAATCTAATATAGCTAGTAGTCTAGTAGTAACAGATTCCGAGAAAGCATTTAATTTAAAGCTAAAACGTGAGGCTATAGTAAACGCAGACGAGGAATATCTAATGAAGACTTTATATATTGATAACAAAATGATAAAAGATATTTTAGAACCTCATATAGATATGGACCACAAAAATTATTATAACTATAAAAAAGATATTTCCATAGAAACTAAAATACCTGCAGAAGTAGAATATAAAAAGAAAAAATCTAAAAGCAGGGTGAAAATATGTATCTAACAAATAGAGATAAAGATATTCTTAAATTTATAGAGAAGTATGGAAGTATTACAATTAACCAATGTAGCAAAATATTCTTTAATAATTGTAAGCAAAACTATTGTCAAGCTAGAAAAAGGCTTAGGGTTTTATATAAAAATAAGTACCTAAAAAGATATAGAAAGGATATGAGAAGTGAAGCTATATATTATTTAAATAAAAAATTATCTATACATGACTTAAAAGTGTTAGATATATATGCAGAACTAATAAATTTAGGTGCAGAAATAAAATGTTTTAAAAGAGAATATATAATACCTACTAAAAACAAAGAATACAGAGCAGATGGGCTTATAGAGTGCATAAAAGATGGTTATTTCTACCCTATCTTGGTAGAAATAGATTATACACATTTTACATCTAATAAAAAGCTATTAGATATTTATAATTCTAATTATTTTCAAGAAAAGTATAAAGATTTAGATACAGATATTTTCCCAACAGTTTTAATTGTTAGACCTTTTATTTCTTCTTCTAATAATAATTTACCTTTTAATATTATCTATTCTACTATGTGCATAAATAATATAAACACATTATTTAACTAATTACTAATTTTTAAAAGGGAATTACTAATTACAAAAAAATATTACTTATTGTACTGCAAACATATAATGGCTTAGATACTTATATCTAAGCTTTATTTTATACCTATTATATAGTTATTTATGATAGGTATAAGTAACAGGTAGTTAAAATCTGATAATTTATTTACAAAAATGTAATATTTGCTATAATTAAGCTATATTATCAAGAGGGGGAGTTGCTATATGAAAAAAGCACTATCTATATTAATAGTAGGAATTTTAGCCTTAGGATTAGTTGCTTGTGGATCTAAACAAACAACTAAAAATGAAGTAAAAAACAAAATCTATAAATCTGGAGAAGAGGTATTTGTTAAAGATGAAAATGGGAAAGAAGTTTACTCATTAAAAATAAATGGTGTAAAAAGAGCTGATGATTTTGAATATAAAAAAGATTTTCCAGAGAGTAATAGAAAACAAATAATAGAATTAGATTATAGCTATAAAAACATATCTAAAGATGATGAAAATAAATTAGAAATACATGGAGCAGATTTAAAAGTTATGGATTCTACAGGTGCAATGGCTGAAAGTTCTGATATGTTTCCTAAACAAAAGCCACAAAAAACTCCAGTAGGAGCTAATTGTACTGTTCAAGCTTATTACGGTTTACAAAATACAAGTGATAAAGTAAGAGTAGTGTTTAGTACTGAATCCTATAACACTACTATAGAATTTGAAGTACCAGTAAAATAATATTGTTTATAATACAAAAACTCTAGAGGGTTAACCTTTAGAGTTTTTTATATTTACATAATTGAGTATCATCTATTATACAGTCTTCATGTGGGCAGTAACAACATATTATATCCATAATACATATATCAAGTTCATGTGCAATTTTTTCTACTTGGTCAAGTGTCAGATCTTCAAGATTGTTTTCATTTTTTATTATATTTTTGCCAATTAATCTTTTGGTATTATTTTTTATAAGTTTTCCAGTATCATTATTTTTCATTTTGTACCTCTTACTAAAATATCATTTGTTTTTATATTTTTCTATTACTTTTATTATGTCTATTATTAGATCTTTATTTTTCTTATCTTCTAAATTTAAATTATATCTTTCTTTTGTTCTACACAATAAATAATCTAAGCTCACATTAAATATATTCGCAATTTTAACTAATGCATCTATAGTTGGTTCATTTTCTCCCTTTTCATAGCTAGATATCGCTTGACGAGAAACATTCAGTAATTTACCAAACTCCTCTTGTGTAAGTTGTTTTTCTTCTCTTAATTCTCTAAGCCTATCCCCAAACAT